CTTTGGGTTCTTCTTCTTGTTCGGTATCACTTTTTGCCTGTACTGGTTCAGCTTCAGGCTCTTCGCTACTGGATTTATCTTCAGTACTTTCTTCATCTTCTATACCTAGTGCTTCTTTCTTTAAAGCCAGAAGCTCTTCTTCATCTTTTTTAATACGCTCTTCATTACTTAGGTAGCCACCTTTACCCATCATTACTTTTGGGATTTCTGGTTTTACCATTGGGTTTGGTTTTGCTGGTTCGCTTGTAGCCATTTATTTTCTCCTTATGTTGGGGTCAGCCGTAGCTGAGTGGCCTTATAGTTATTTGGATATTACTTTTTCTTTTTAGCTTTTTTTCTTTTTTTGGCAACGCCACCTTTATACATCATACCTCTTCTTGGATCACCAGCATCAATATTATCTTCTTCATCAGAAGGTGCAATATCTCTACCAACCTCTGCTATACTTGACCCTGTTTCATTTGAAATTCTAGTTATATCATCTGCTCTAGCTCTTGCTTCTTCACGTTTGTCATTAGAATTATTAGTTGTTTCTCTACGTAATTCTTCAGTTTTGGTCACTGGCTTACTAAAACTGTCCTGCAGATCTTTTGATATTCTATCTACTTGTTTTGATATTTCAGGATCGAGTCCAGTTATTTCAGGATCTAGTCCAGTTATCTCTGGTGTTGTTACTTCTGGTTCATACACATCTGGTGTAGGAGGTAAAAACTTTTCTGGGTCTGTTATTGCAGCAGCAATAAAAGCTTCATTGTCTTTTGGTTTTGCTATCATCTTTGATGTTTCTTTACCAAATAATCTTTCCAAAAATGTAGACTTACCTTCTATTTCTACTAGATTATTTAACTTCATTCTATCTATGTCAGTAGTAGCAGTATCATCTAACCTTCTTTGTATTTCGTTTTTTAGTTTTCTAGATTGATCTGCCATTGCTACTTTCATAAAGATACCCATAATAGGGTTTGCACCCATAGCAAGCCTTGATAATGTATTTGTTATCTTGGAGTCCTGTTGTCCTTGTACCATATCGGTTAGTTCTTGTAAAGAAAGCTCTTTATAATTTATACTCTCTGCCACTGGCATAGAAGAATTACTATCCTTATCACTATCAGTAGATACAGAAGATGAAGGTGTTACAATAGTAGATACAGGGTAATAACCTACAGGTATTTCAGTAGTTGGTTTACCATCAACAAAAGTAATAACTATCTTGTGTCCTGCATCATTCATATATTCTCTAAGTTCAACCATGCCTGTGGGTACAGTATCCATATCACCTATAGGAGAGCCTACAGGTACATCTGCCCTAGACATATCAAAGCCACCTTTTTTTGAATAGAAAGGTTGTTCATCAGAAGCTATACCACCTTCGTTCATAGTTACAGGCTCTTCCCCAGACTCAAATATTTCTAAGTCTGATATTTCTAAACCTAATTCATTATCATCTATAGGTTCATCCATAGGTTCTCCACCTATGCGTCCATCCTCAGACATCTGAGCGTAGCCCATCTTAGCTTCAGCACGAAGATCTTCAAATAGCTTTACACCATGAAAGTTTACTACATCAGCAGGTATAACAATCTCACCTTCACTTAGGTTAGCTGGTATATCATCTCGTACATTCTCTGCTGTGGAACCCATTGGTATTTCGTTGCCTGACACAGGATCTATACCTATAGTATTGTCTGGTACTTCTTCTCCAAAGCTCATCTCCATTTGTTCTTCAACAGTACCACCTTTAGCCATACCTATTCCCTCTACTAAGAGTGAGTCATCCTGTCCTTGATACATATCTATTCCTTCTTCTACTAAACCACCATTTGAAAAGTTACGTTCTAATATATCTTCTACTTCGCTCCTGAGTGGCAAGTCTTTAACACCCATTTTCTTTTGTATTGTCAGAGCTTCATCTCTGTCTAATACACGATTTACTTTCATGTCACCACCGACTACCCAAGTTTCGGCATCTGCTTGACCATCCTGATATGTGTAACTGCCACCTTCAGGTAACTTATCATTAATATCAGTTCTGCCTCTAGCTTTCATGTAGGATAAAAGTTCTTCACTAGTATCATCAGCCATATCCACTTCAAGAAAAACCTGATCTTCTGCTCTACGTTTTACATAAAACTTTTTTTGTTTAGTTACTCTTTTCTTTTCTTCTTCAGATAGATCTGCTATTTTCTTTTTACTTATTAGTTTACCGTCAAGATAATTAAAAGTCTTTTCTTTAAAAGCTTTAGGAGTAATACCTGCCTTTATTAATTTATTTTTTTCTGCTTCATTTATTATTAAATCTTCTGGACCTAAATGATGAGCTACAGGTTTTGTAGTTGCATGATATCCTGGCCTAGAAGCTACTGCTCTTACTTTACCAAACGGTGCAACTTTACTTGGTTTTTCTACAGCAAACCCTGCTTCTCTTAGTTTATCTGCAGTTTCTTGATCTGGTAATACTTGCATATCTCCAGTTGGTTTTGCCTTTTCTCCCTTAGATCTTTTTGCACCTTTACTTGGCACATACATATTACCATTTTTACCCTTAAAAGTAATAGGTGGTATAGATGCAGATATCCACTGGCCTACTGGTATTTCATCATCAGCATTTACAAACAAAGGATAAAGCTTGCCATCTTCTGCCTGTGTTGCAATACGATAAGCTTTACGTGTCTTTTTAAAAGGTTGTGCAGCTTTTGATGATTTAACTGCTGTCATTGCAGGTTTAGCCATTGGTGCTACTAGACCTGCTGCCTCCATAGCTGTAAGCAATCCAATCTTTTTATAGTCGGGTTCTTCTTTATTTAGTTCTTTACCTATTTCAACAACTGAGTCAAGTGGTGTTAAAGCAGTAGCACCTCTCATAGTCTTTACACTAGTAGGTTCTTCTTTACGATAGTCTGCAGTTAAGGGATTAAACTTACTTAAAAAGTCTAGCAATCCTTCACTATTTTTATCCACCGTTCAGTGTCTCCCTAAGTAGCTTTAGCTTTCTGAGTACGTCTATAGCACCCTGCTGTCTGTACACTATTACAGAATCATTAGCTGATTCCATTGTACGTTGTCTCATATTTATTAGATCGTCTATGTGTTCTTTAAACTGATCGTAACACTCTTTGTCATTAACCAACTGCTTGAGGTGCATTACCTGTAAATCCTTGCTCTCCAGGCGTAGGTGCTGTACCTGTACCTATTTGTGAACCTCCACCTCCAGATGTATCAGCTACGTCAGGAGTGTTTACACCTTCAGCACCTTCAGGGGCTGCTGCTGGTGCTTGAAATGCTTTTAGTATTTCTGCCTGTATAGCTGCGTCTTGCATAGAGTTAGTAACCTTATCAGGGTCTAAGTCCATACTCTTAGCAATCTCACGTATAATGTAATCCATCTTAGCAAAAGGTGCAAGTACTGGATTCTGTGCAACTTGTAAGAACTGCATCAAGCGTTGGCTACGTACTTCGTTAGCCATCAAGCTTTCTGTACCTGATGCATTTACTTCTAAGTCACCCTTAATGTCTTCGTCATAGTCAAACTGCATGTTGAATGCAAAGAATGCTTTGCCTAGTGGTCTGATTAGATAGTCATCAACATTTTTTACAACAGTTCGTATAGAGCCGTTAGCTGCAGACATAAGCATACTAATCCCAGAAGCAGTCCTTCCCACTCCTGATACCCCAGTTTGTCCATGTGCGAACGAAGGAAATCCCGTACTTTCATCAGCTAACTGCCTCGCTTTGTCAAATAGTTGCATATTTTCATTTGCTACATTAGGAAACTTTGTACCGAAGATGCCCTGACCTGGCGCACCTCCCTGTCTCCGAAACACTTTACCAGGGTACACAGACATATCTTGGCCTGGTACTAGGTTAGTTTCATCAACTTCAATGATAAGGTTACCAGATAGTGCAGCATTGTCAATAGCCATTCTCATAAAGCCATTCATTAATGTCTGTGTATCATCCATGTTCTCAGCAATACCTACACCAAAGAAGGAGTATGGGTTATGCTCGAAGGGTGTTGCGTAGTAAGGAATACGTGTAGGCTTAAATGGATTTAGTACAAAGCGTAGAACTTCACCATTACATGCCCATATGTTACAGTTAACCTCATCTAAGTCTTCTAAGTCTTTAGGTATATTAACACCGTGATCTTCAAGTATCTTTACATCAACGTAGCCCCAGAACTCTAAGACTTCCCAACGCTCAGAGTTTGGCTGAGTGTCATCGTCTTCCATAGTCATTTCCCAGTACTTCTGAGTATAGTCTGGTCCTGCATCTACAGCTTTTTGTACTGCATCTTCCATAAAGTATGGGCGGTTCTTCAACGCTCTTAGTTGTGTCCTTGACATCTTATGTCTTTCAACAACGTATTCTGCATCCTGCATAGAGTGAGCTTCAGGGTCAGGATAGAAATCCCACACACTTACGTGACTACACTCTGGTACTGTTTTTACTAGAGGGTCATACTCACCATCTTCGTTCCAGTTAGGGTACTCTTTATCTACAGCAAATGGACCTTTCATAACACCAGTTCCTAGCAGTGCCATTTCAAATGCCATACTTCTTAGATGTACGTTAGCTCCACTCTCTTGTAACTGATCATGTATTTTCTTTTCCATCTTCTTAGCTGCAATAGTTGCAGGATGAAATGTAACAGTTGTAGGTGAAGTACCAGAACCTTCTACTATCTTTTCAGATACAGCTTCTAATTTTTCTTCTAGTGGACCTAATCTGCCCTGTAAATCTTTTAGTGTTTCACCAGGTCTTAGCTCTGTAACGCCATCAATAAGATATGGGCTTGGAGCTTCATCTCGTGTTACAGCTTTTAATGCATCCCCTGCTTGTTCTGCATTGGGATCTATATTTATGTGTACGGACTCTGCTACACCATCAGGTAATATAGAAGGGTTTACCGTTAGTGGAAAGTTGTTGTTACCAAATAGTACATCTACTATCTGTCCGTATGCTGCTAGTGTTTTTGTCTTAGTTACCTTAACAAATATACGAGACTTTTCTGCGTCTGTGAACTTTACATCAGAACCATACAAGCCACGATAGTTACGATAGGCTCTTAGCCATCTAGTTTCATCAGCGTACCTAGCGTCTTCTGCTCTTTTGTATCTGTCTTTTATAAATGAAACTACACTAGACTTTTCCTCAAAGATACTGTCGAGACTGTCCTCTGCAGCTACAACATCATCTGTCTCAAACATTTCTTCAGCCATTAGCTGTTATCCTTTCTTCTCCAAGGTCCATTATCAAAAGCTGCTTGCTCTTCACAGTTAGGACATGTGGTGTTCCACATATTTGTATTATAAGTTATCTCGCACTTAGGGCAAGTCTCTACTATATTAGTATCCGAACGTGGAATCACTAGCTTGAAATCCTGATCTTTGTTTAGCTGGGTTATAATCCCATATGCTGCTTCTTGGTCTTGTCATTATACCATACCTTAACGCATCGTACAAGTGATCTTCTGCTTTTGTATCTACATCTTCTGGATTCTTTTTATCCAAAGGTATGCTTGGTATCTGTGATATAGTGTTTCTACAGTTATCCATAAACACAAGCATAGGCTTTTCTAAGAAATCATCTACTTTTAATCTTCGATGTATTTCGTTCTTACCTGCGATACGTGAGCCTCGTGAACGATCAGAAGGACGCCATCGACAACCCTTCATGTTCATTTGTTCAGCTAGTGATGGCCCAGTATCGCCACGGTTGTGCCACAAAGAACTATCAAGCACCCCGTATCTCATTCCACCATCTTTTGCTTCTGCCTCTAGTATCATATCTGCTAGATCAGAAGCTGTAACTTTAGAGACATACATCTCACGATAAACTATAAGCTGTTCATCAGGAGATACAGTAAACCAAAGCACCCCAGTGTAACTACCATAACCATAATCACACGCTCTAAACTTAGCCCAGTTATCGGGTACTTCAAAGCTGTCAATAACGTGGATTGATCTGTCGAACTCTGTAAAGGCTGCTCCTTCGTTGATGTCCCAGTTTCCTTCGAGGAGTTGCTTCCTCTGATGCTCTGGTAATGATAGGAGCATGGCCTCATAGTCACCCTCTTCGGCAAGGTATGGGTTATCGAAGAGAGATGCAGGAATAAACCTACGCTTGAATAGAGGCTGACCTTCCTTGCTGTGTCCTTTAGGATATACGATTGTTTTACTTGATTCAATGTCTGTCGCCCAAAAAGCTTTATCTGAGGGTGAAGGATCTATAAACATCTTCTTGACCCAACTATGTCCAGCACCACCTGGGTTTGTTGTAGCTCTCATGTAAAGTCCTAAGTCTCTACTGTGTGCGCTACGAAGACGTGACCTCATATAATCCCAAGCGTAAGGTGTAGGCCATTGAGTAAGTTCGTCAAATCCAATCCAGTTAAAAGCCTGTCCTTGGTATCGTGTGACATCGGTATCTTTATCCAGATACGACATCCACAGTCTTCCACCTTTAGGAGAGGTCCACTGTGACTTACGCTCTGACCATTTGATTCCTGGTATGGCACGTGGATATAACTCCTGTGATTTTTGTATTAGTTCCCTTAGTTCTTCAGTTGTATGTCGTACAAGGAGTCCAGAGAAGTTTGGATCGTTTAGGCCGTGTAATGGATCTGCTAACATAGCATATGATTTACCACCACCTGCTGCCCCTCCGTATAGAACTTCTCTTTCAGAAGAACTCAAGAAAGAAGTTTGTGGACCTTCATTAGGTTTAAATACGACTTCTTGTGCTTCTTCAACGTCATAGTCAGTTGCTACTACCTGCGCTGGGATAGGTTCTGGCTGGGGGGCTTCTATCTCCGCTGGCTTCTGAGTATGCACCGACTCCTTGTGTTTCGAGTTTTT